TTTTCTTTTATGTGAAGAATTTCTTTTTCGCGCTTCCTCGCGAAGTTTTATAGTTGTTTTTGTCTGACCACTTATCATTACTAGCAGTATCTTCTTTGTATTATTTTATGTTAGCATCTGTGTATTGTTTATTTCCATACGTGAGTTATTTACACGTCACATTTCGCATTTTATACGTCATTTTAGGTATGTTCGTGAACATTTTAAGAGTGTTTTTGCATCTATATAGGTTTATAGAGTACCTTAACTCTACACCCCTTTTATATTTTTGATTATTATTGATTACTATTATTATTTATTTAACGTTTTAGTATTGTTGCCTTTATTTCAGATTCCAAAAGATTCAAATAGTTAATGAATTTTAACTATCTATGTCATATTTGCTGATTTATTCTGCCTTACTACGTTTTATTCTATTTTCGTCAAAATAGTCACAGGATTTATTTATTGTTCCCTACAATAATTAGTCAACCAGCATGGGTTTGTCGCCCACTATCAGTCCGACTTTAAGGACAGGAAATTGCTTTTCACGCAGAATTAGCTTTTATTTCCCGCTAACACGACTTTTACCATTTGCTTTTCGCAAATCGCTAGTGCTCGTAAGCACTCATCCCAGAATTCCAAAGTCGAATGTCTGGATGACAACCGTGGAGTAATGAACCACACCCTGCTTGAGGAAACCCTCAACAAAATTCGCAACCGCGAAACCAACCAAGATGTTTCGTACATCTCTCTTTCTTCGGAGCTTCCCCCTGCTTCCGTTGATTCAGAATTTCTTCCAACTTCTGATGTTACGAACTTCTTCGGCCCTCGGCCTTACAAGCCTCTTCCTTTGAACAAGTCTGTTCCTTGTGATTTGGCTTCTCGCCTCGAGTTTGAGCTCGCTTTTAGCGTGCCCATTGGCCCTCTTCCTTTTTACACTCCCACTTCTCTCTCTGCGACCGTGACCCTTCCTGGTCATGTTCTCTCTGAGACTTTTGAGGAGTTTATTGAGGAGCACCCTGTTCTCAAACTCACCGTTGATCAAATCATCGTTGAGCTAGAGCGCATTGGCGTTAAGATTGTCACAATCTTTCGCCCCAATAAGCGCATTTCTTCTAAGCGTGCTCGCCGTCTCTACCGTGAGACTATGGCAAGCGCTTCGAATGTTCATGTCGCTGCAATTTTTAACGAATGGTCCAATCGGGCCTCTTATTACCCTGCTATCCCTTCTCTTGCAGAATATAGCCCCATTTTTGAGCCTTCTAGGCTTTCCACTATATTAGAGGATTCTCTTTTAGAAGAGTTTTCTCCTACATTTTCACCCAGTTCACTTTTTAGTCGAGCTGATGCGAAACATGAAGATATTAAGGATGAGCAGATGAGATCTTATATCCACGAATTAGCTAAAGCTTATAGTGGTTCTGAATTTCCTCGTCAGCTTCAAGTTTTGAATTCTGTTGTTATTAATGTTGGCCTATTTTTTGAGACTAGTACTCTTAATGGTCGTCTTTTAGTTTTAGCAAATTCTATTATACATTTGGCTCGCGCCGTGGAAATAGAATTCTTTGTATCTCTCATTGAGAGAGTTTGTAAAGTTGGAGTCAAGACTACCACCGAAGATGGATACGATTATGATGTTAATGATAATTTCCATGTAACGGAGATGATCAAGCATACTAATTTTACTGCTACTTCAAGGCTATCTGATTTATTAGATAGAGTTGCTGATGGCATTGATAGTATTAATACTAGTTCCATTTTTATTGCAATTAATAAAATTTTTGCATGCCTTGTAGCTCATGAGCTATTTGGCGACGTTCTTTCCGCTAAGCTTTTGTGGTCTGGCTTTATTAAAAGTAAAGACTTGCATAACTGGCGAGAGCGTACTGACGTTCCTATGATGGTTACTGAGCTGCTTCGTGCAGTTTCTGTTGTCATTAAGGAAGTCACTAATGAAAAAGGTGGTGATCATCCTTTTTCCATTCATACTGATTATGACTGGATTGAGTGTGTTCGCTGGCTTATTTCATACGAGTATCTTCGTATCCCTTCTGGGTGCAAAGATATTCCAGAGGGTCACGTTAGTGATACCCTTTGGATGCAAAACCTTAACAGTGCTAATAACGCATTTGTTAGGGTTCTGTCTCGTGACCCTGCCCTTAAAACTGTAATGATGCAGTTATCTAGTCGCTTATCGACTATGGTAGTTAAGGCCAGGTGTGCCGATTACGGCGAGCGTCCGTTACCCTTCAACATTGCCATTGTCAGTCCTCCTGGGACTGGCAAGTCTACTTGGATTGCAGATTCCTTGATTCAGTCTTCATTGATTGGATTGGGAGTTATGAAACCAGGTACGACACTTGGCGAAGTTAATAAGGTTAAATGTACAGTTACTCAGAGTGATAAATTCATGAGTACGTATAAACCTGAAAAACATCTGGCTGTAGTGCTAGATGAAATGGGTTCAGGCAACGCTCAGATGATGACAAGTAATGAAGTTATGACTAATATTACCTCCCTTTTGGGAGAGGGAAATTTTTATCCTACTCGAGGTTCTTTAGAGGACAAAGGTAAGGATTTATATAGACCTTTTGTTAACGTCTGTATATCTAATGATTCCACTTTTGGGATTAAAGATTACATTAATAATAGGGACGCTTTTTATAGGCGTTTTTCTATTTCTGCTGAGATCCGTGTTAAAGACGGATTTCAAAGGACTACATTAGATGGTTCTGGCCAAGACGGAATTGATTTTCGTAAGGTCGGTACTAATCGTGTAGGAGCCGTGGAGTTCAAACTTAAGTATGATACTCCAAATGGTTTCTGCAGTTTTGAAGCAGATGACAATGAAGGTTGGATTACCTACCAAGAAATGTGTGATATTACTTTGGCTACGGCCCGCGAGCATGCGTCTAAAACTGACGCTCTCGGCGATACTCGTAAGTATGTTGACGATTTGCACGTTGAACGGTGTGTTCATTCTCTTTTTAATTGTCCTATTTGCTATTCTGGTGCTGATACCTATGTCTCTGAACATTTTAAGAGGACTCATTTAAATAAGTCTCTTCCTGAGGTGGAATTTTCTCCCACTTCTCGTTTTTACAGTAGACAAGGTTATACCGTTTTAGGGCGCTCAAAGAATTTTGTATTTGATATCATGACGATAATCTCTTATTTTACTCTTTTTACTTTTTATAGAGTGTGTGCCATTATTTCTCCTGATTTGAAAAGGATAGCAGATGGTTACAGAGCGTACTCTGATGTCGTTCGACACGACCTTAAGAGTCCCTCTGACCTGATGTCCAGAGTAGATCAGATCATTAGTAGATACTATGCCACTAAGCGTCGGTTGTTAAACCACGCTCAGAATGGCTTGTATGTAGTCTTTACGGCTGCTGCTGCTTTTGGGTTCTATAAGTATGTTAACCGAAGTAAATTTAATCCTACTTCCTATCCCGACGAACTGAAAGGAAAGCCACCTTCGGGCGCTTCCTCAGGTAATCCGTGGGACAAGAATGATGGGTTTGTTCATTTTGGAACTGCTTCTGCTTCACCTGGCGATATTATTAGCCAGAGAATCAATCGTAATATGATTGAAGTCGAGCTCATTTTTGGTGATGGCTCGGGAACCGTCAGTCGTACCCACTTAATGGGTGTGACTGGACAATACGCAGTAGGCGTCTGGCACACTTTGCGTCATTTTACGGATAAGCGTAACTCCTTAAGAGTTATACGTTACCGTGATGATAGCAATATGTCAGTTCACAAAATACATGTTATGTATGGAAGTGAAACCCTGTGCAAGCAAATTGGTCCTGATTTAGGATTGATCAAGCTTGTCGATATTAATTGTTTTAAAAACCTTATTAATATGATTCCAGTCAAAGCACACTATGCAGGTAGTGCCGCGACTGTTTCTGGCAAGAATTACTATTGCCATCAAAACCCGCCTTTCTTGCCGGTTGAGGTGGAATTTACTGGTGTTTATCAGGATATTAAATACAATGACCCTATTAAGGGTAATTATGTTTCTCCTGGTTTCGTTGGTAAATTTAGTGATCCTTTTTCAGGACACTGTGGATCTCCTTTGGTCTCCATTATTGGAGACCAAAAGATGATTAACGGTATTGCCTGTGCTTCTTCTTTCGAAAAGAGTTTAGCATGTTTTCACCTGCTTGATCAGAATATGATTAATGTTGGTATTAAACACATTAGTGGGACTCATGGAGTTTTTTCTCCTAGTAGTTCCGTTGGTTTCGACGATAATAAGGATATGGTTCCTTTTGTCAGAGATATCACTGCTGGAAATTCCTATAACCATACGTGGTGGTTGGATCCGGCAGCTATTGGCTCGATTAATTTTCGTGGCAATTTTTCTACTGCTTTCACTAGGAAGGCAGTGTCTAAGGTTAAGTTTTTACCTCATAAGGAGGAGCTTTTTAAGCTCTTTCCTCCTGAGTATCATCATAATCTTATTGCCCCTGTGTTCACGCATATTCGTAACGATGATCAGTATATCTCCTTAGAGAGAAATGCTTTGAACGATATGAGTACTCAAGTTACTGGGATTGATGTAGATCAATTGGATATGGCAATTGAGGATTTGGTTAGCAAGTTCTCTGCTATTGAAGATTTTTCTATGGATGATATCCTAGATGACTATAGCTGTATTAATGGCTCTGCTTTTACTGACTTAGTCAGTAGCATGCCAAAATCTACTTCCGCTGGTTTTCCAGAGGGAGGAAAGAAGTACAACCATTTGGTTAGTGCTCCTTCCGAGCAGGCCCCTCATGGTCTCGACTTAGATGTCGAGTCTAGGGTTCGACTCGATGACATGATTAATACTGCTGCCACTGGCGAGCGTAATGGAGTTATCTTCAAGACGTGCGCTAAGGATGAGCCTCGTGATGCAGAAAAAGTAGCTCAGAGGAAGATTAGACTTTTTACTCTTGGTCCCATGTGTTTCTTTATTTTATGTAAGAAATACTATGGGGTTTGGATGTCGATATATTCTAAAAACTTTCTCGAAACTGAGACTGTTGGTGGCGTAAATCCCTTTTCTACTGACTGGGGACGCGTTTACAAACGTCTCAGCCGTTTTGATAGAATTATTAACGGTGATTTTAGTAAATTCGATAAGAAGTCTTCGACACTTATGATCATGGCTGCTGCCACGGTTATTATTAAGGTGAAGAAGGCTATCTTAGCCAAGAAGGGAGTCGTAATGCCTGACAGCTACTACAAT